ATGCCATAACAATATCAAAGGTATTGTCTTTGTAAGGGATAGCGGAAGATGAGGCGACACACGCACGAACCCCCTCATGTTTCCATAGCGTTGTCAATCTTTTTGAGATATCCAAACCATAAACATCAATGTTATATGGCTTTGCCATTTTCCTTGTAAAACAAGGACCGCATCCAATATCCAATAATTTTGTAGAACCCTTTATGTATTTTTGAACAAACTTGCAAATATCTTGGTAAAAAAATCTTGTGGCATTCTGAGGGAAGTACCCGGAAGCATACGCTATATCGTATTTGGCAGCTTCTTTTTTAACCCACTTGTTCATATCCGTGCGCTAAATGTTTTGCGTGATGGTAAACGTCATATTCCCATCCTAATAACTGTTTCCACCGAATCCTTTCTTCTTTTGTAATCGTTGTCCGCTTCGCCCAATCAGGTGTAACATTTCGTTTCTTTTTAATTTTGACATCAAAACCGAATCTTTTTTTCAACCTTTTAAGGTCTTTGCTATATGTTTCCGTAATGCCAATAAAATCTTGAAGGTCAAGCGCCTCTTTTGCATTTGCTACCATTTCATTAAAAGACAACTTCCCCCCACCTTTTAAACCTAAAAAGGATAAGTTCGCAAAAAGAAACGGGTCTTTTTCCGAATCCACCAATTCAAAAAAGTCCTGTACCGTCCAATGTTCTTTTCTTATTCTTTTAGCTATCGGGATGTTGCCCCTAACCCTCGTCCAATAATTATAAAGGGACAAATTACGTTCCAAAGGGTCCCGCATCCATGTCATAATTATCCTATCTTTTCTCAAATATGGATACACTAACCAAAAACAAAAATGACCCCAAATTACATCCGCATCTTTTATTTGTTGTGCATTGCTCTTTGAAAGTACCCCACCTTCAGAGGGTCTGTACATTACGGGTTTTGTATCGAACTGTTGGGATAATATATCAGCAAATGTTTTTCCGCCGGATTTTGGCAAATGGCAGAATACTAATTGGGTAGCTCCTTTTTTTATCATGAATTTACCCCCTTAGCTGCTTCTATTACCATGTCATTTACTTCTTTACATTCATCCCATCCAAGTATTTTAAACCCATGTTCTTTAAATTTCCTTAACCACCAAGCAGAAGGCTTTACAAGAAAATGAAGGTACATTCCTTTGAATGCCGGTTTTGATTCCAATGAAAGATGAATTGTAAAGCTGAATCTATTACTGCCTACCCTTTTGATTTCTTTTAACGTATCGTCAATATATTGTTCAGGGATATGCTCTAAAACTTCCGTGCAAACAATATGGTCAAATTCATTGTTCTTGTAGGGCATTTTATGAGCAGGGCATGTCGTGCAATATTTTTCTATACCTTTTTCTTTCCATCTTTCTTTAGCGTCCGCGATATCACACCCGTACATATTGTATCCTCGATCCCGAGCATGTTTTACGCCGGTGCCGGTACTGCATCCGACATCCAATCCTTTTTTAAAAGGGTTCTTATCCGTCTTATAATATTTGTCTTTTAAATATCTAATCTCTTTCGGATTGTACGACCCGTTATTTATTAATGTCGTGTAAACCATTTTGGCTTTTTCGAAATATGGCAGTGATTCCATTTCGATAGCTTTCTTTACCCTGTCCATTGCCATATCCAAAGGCATGTGATCAATATGAGGATAAAGATTTCCCCTTGGGTCAACCCCCAAGATTCCTTCAGAACAATTTATTACCATATGCTCCGGGTACGCTTGAAAAATAAGAGATTCCAACCACGTTTTGTATATCCAGAACGGTATCTCTGTGCCGACTTCTTCACCATAAATATTTTTTGTCGAAAAATGCGGTGTTTCATCCCTTATTGATTTCGAATCCGCGTAATGTTGAGTTTCAAAACTTAGATTATTTCCTACAAGAAGGTGCATCCTTAAAGACGTTAGTGACATCGCAATAAAAATTGCCTCATTGAAAGCATTGCCCCCGCCCGGTAATAATTTGCCGTACCTATTTACTATTTTTGTCCTGATCGCCGGGTCGGCACTCCCGCCCATTGGGATAATGCGTATCATCCCAGGCCAATATTTGTAGGCATGAGGGCAAGCAGAAATGGAAAGCCATGCTTCAACTTGGTCTGCTTTTTCCGGTAAATCCTTGAATGTCCAATATGAAGCATTATTCCTGCCGTCAATACAAATCATGTAATCAGGAACAATATCCCGCTCCAATAACCAACGAACAGATGAATTGGTAGAAATGATAACAAATAAATTCCTGTCTACCTTTTGAAGCATTTTTTCGGCTTTTAAAATACTTGGTCCTCTACCAACATAAATCGCGGCTTTTTCTTTATGTGGTAATAACTGGTAAATACTACCGACATACTTTTTCTTCCATTCAGGTTGCTTCATTAACTGCATATTCAATTCAGCATTTCGGTTCCAAACGGCTGCCAACCCGACCTCATTAATATCATGGTCATTCGTCCACCGCATAAAACTGTCAATGGTAGAATCCTGTTTTATCCTATGACCATATTTTTGCTTTATTTGGCTTTCTCTTTTACTTAGGTCCATTTAATCTTTCTCCCATTAAGTATTCAGCAATTTGCCAATCTACTTCGTCGTCTATTTCAAAAGCATTTTCTTTCTTTGTTTGAAATAAACATATTTCCGCACCCAAACGACATTTGAATTGGTCTAAAATGTAATACTTAGTGAAATATATGGACCCTGTTTCTCTCAACCAATGAGGTCTGCTTTGCCTGTTCGGCCTATACAGATAATTATACAAACATAATGCCGCCCCCTTTTTGTTTCTTTTTGTTCTTATCGCATCGTCCACCCACCCCATCATTGGGTCTTGTGTAACAGACACAAGGCTGTCCCATTTTTTCGCACTTATTCTTTTGTAAGATTTTTGTATTTCTTTTGCTGTTCTTAACGGACTTGTCGGTTGCAGTAAACACCATGCCTCAATGTCTTTGTGCTTTTTTCTGTAATACACAAGCACATCGTCTAATGATGCCCCATCATCCGATAACTCGTCCGGCCTTTCATTGTCTATCTGAAGAACACCATTGTATTTCTTGAGCATATTCGGGTCGGTAGCTTTCCAGTCCACTAAATCCCAACCGCCGTCCATGCTCACAATCACACGGTCAAAAACCCCGGATTGTATCGCCGCCATTGCCGTCCAACTAACCAACGGTTTACCGCAAAACATCCTAAAGTTTTTGCTTGGTATGCCCTTACTCCCCTTTCGTGCGGGAATAAGGGCAGCCGCTTTCAATTTGTCTGCCATAATTTTTAATCTCCTTGTTCTCTATGGAATGGAAATTTCCCCAACGCCCCTACGCCATGCTAAGTCATGGAATTTTTACTTCTCTTTGTATCGAACAATAATCGACACATGCTTTGCCCCGGCTTTATCAGCATCATTGGCAAAAAATGCCAAACACTGTGTAGCCGTAAAAGTCGTGTCGGTTGTCGTGCCCGTCAAATATTTACCTACCGCTTGAGTGGTTTCAGTAGCACTCAGCATTACGGACGCAAACGCTGTAACAGCAGCGCGGCCCGCAGCAGCACTGGCAGCCCGACACATTAAAAGGGTTAAATTAGTACAAGACCCTGCAAAAGCAGTCTCTTTCGCAACATAAAAATCCGTTACGATTACACTTCTTCCAAACGGCGGTAGCGTCCATATCCGTTCCGAAGTCGACCTATTTGCCAAAGTGACATGCGGAACCTGAATTTCGCCGTACACTCCGGTATTGAACAGTGGACACAAATCTGAAAAATCGCTCATTGGTTTGTCCTCCTACAAATAAAATGGCTTGCCCGTGCGCATAATCTGCCGCGCCTGAGCAATACCTGCTTTTAAGGTTAATTGATGAATCCAGGGTAAATTACCATGCTTGGCACTCACCCCGAATATGCCTTCCTCCGTACAATTAAAAAACCATCCCGCACCATGAACCCTGCCAAGAAAATCTTCCAAAACCAATTTCAAGCTCATCAACATTACATTGGTGTAAACAGTCTCACCCCGGATATTGATTTGAGCGTGTTTTTCCCATCCATCTTTTCGGTCGGCCCTATCAACATAGTATTTATCATTTTCAGTTTTAAAGCTAAGTTCATTGCCGACAAAAATTAAGATGGACATCTCAAGAATCGTGAAAGCCATTGCAGCGCCAGTGTTGTATTGGCTAAATAATGCTACAAAAAATTGGCCGCAACCGTTTAAGGGTGAAAACCATTTCTTATACTTTTTATCCACCTTTTTTGATGTGTTGAAAATTGCCAGAAATTTTATATCACCTTGCCATCTTTGCAAAAGATACGGGTTTGTTCCAAGACATGAAATCAAGGTTATGTCCTTGGTTTTTTCCCAATCAACATTTTTCCAGAAATCTATGGTGATAGAATTTGCTTCAGCAATCATCATATAATGCGGAATCAAATCATTTTTGAGATAGAAATCCAAAGCTGAAGATATTCCTATGAAAATAAAATCAGGGTCTTCTCTCAACTTTTTTAGATCATCTATCTGGTTTTTGATTGCAGGCGATGCGCCTAGAAGCACCCCGGTTTTACCTTTGTGTATCCCTTGTAATGCTTCTGCGGCCCATCCGTATTTCTTGACTAACGGTCGATTTGCATTTCCATATTTAATCCATAATTCCGCATTGTGCTTAACAGTGTTTTTGGACATTTGGTTACAAAATTCAACCCAATCACTGTTCTCACCTATGTAGTTGGAAGGATTTGCAATCGCCATTAGATTAAGTTAAATCGTAAATAATACCGTGAGCTTCGCCACCGTTTCTCACCTCAAGAGTGTACTGGCCGGACAACTGCCATTTCTCGTTTCGTCCGGTTTTCGCCATTTTCTCAAGATGCCAACTATCTCCCTGCAACGGGCGAAGTGCCGTTCTGCTGCGGTCCATAATACACAGCTTGTCATCCGGGAACCATCTGTCTAGGACAATCGGCAATTCAACTCCCATATCGGACAAGAAAATGTTTTTGTAGTAACCGACCTGGCGTTCACCCTGCTCATGTCGGCGTAGGCTGTCCTCAAAAGCAGAAATAACCCTTGCTTGTTTAGGACCAACCACAATAACGGGGTCTGCCGTTTCGTCAAACCCGCCCATATCCCAAATCTTGTAACACAGGCTGTTAATCCGTCCGATAGTCAACGCGGCACTCGCCTGAACAATCGTATCGCTTTGGTTTGTATTATCCAAATTCGGGTCAAAAATAAGCTGTAAAAGACCAGCCATTGTCCTACGACCCAGATCACCGCTTACCCCTGAATTTGCATAGGCATAACTACGGCAAACAGCGATATCAAGTTCCCGCTTGATTTCCATCGTCCGGCGCTTGGTCTGCAACTGAAGCTCATTGACCACTGCCTCCATGTCCATATTCTTACGGGTTTGAGTGATTTCAATCGCCCGTTCGAAAATTTGCGTAAAGTTTTTCCGCTTGGTTCTCGACAAAGAAACGTCGCTTGAAGCGTCCGCAACATCGGTATATGGATTTCCAACAATCCAACATTTTGTTGCAGTAGCAAACGCCGCCCAAGTCGTAGACCCATACGGCGCACAAGAAATCGTGTTTTTCGTCGGTGTTTCATCTATTTGAACAATAAATTCCGTCCCGTTCGGCTGCAAAAGTGAACCATTACGGAGCAATCGAGTTACAGAAGCAACTACGGTCGGAGACGTTAAGGTCACCGCTGTCGAAGCGTCTCCGGACGCCATAACATACGCAGCGTTCAACTCGTCTTCCAACCAGTTCACTTCTACATTATGAGCGGGCGGTCCCATTTTAATATGACCGAGCAACTGCCGGTCGCCCTTGAGCACGGCGGCAAGCGCCTGGCTCATGTCAATCTTGTCTAACTTCACGGCCAGAGTGGTTGAATATCCACCCGCAGCCGCCATAAATGCTGTACTTGCTATTGTCATTTTAAATTACCTCCTATTCGGCAAGTGCTTTGCCGAATGCAGCTTCAATCACACCATCAATATCGCCTTCCTGTTCAGCTTTCCGCGCCGCTTCACTATAATTCTTTTTCGCATCAGATAGAGTTTCCGGTCCCGGTCTGTATGTGTCGGAGGTATCAGGCATGTAAACGTCCCCAAGCTGCGTTGTTTGTTGTTTGTTTGGTTGCTTACTTGTCAATCCCATTGCTTCACGCAACTTGGCGATTTTCTGTTCGTCCACAGGTCCACCAAGTATCGCCTCAAGTGCTTTCGAGGCATTCTTTTTCGACTCCTGTTCTCTCAGTTGATCCCCGGCTTTGAACAACTTCCGAATGCCCACAGGGGAGTTTGCCAAATGAGCATATTGGGGATTCTGACTTAAACTTTGTGCATAATTGTATCTGCTCTGAAAGTTCTCTGGATCTTGCTCCTGGATTTCCTCAAGCACCTCTGCAATCCGCATGGTGCGTGCCGTGTTCGTAACGACACTCTCAATCGCTTTACGAGGGTCTTCACTCAAAAGCTCGTCAAAATCTTTCAGGTTTTCCGGGGGCGTGTATCCAGGGCCAGGGCTTCTGTATTTCGCCATTTCCATTTGCTCTTCGAGTTTCGCTATCTTTTCTTCAAGCTCCTTCTTTTCCTGGCTCGTTCGCGTAAAAGCCCCTTGGATTTCCTTGTAACTTTTCAGCATGTCTTTCGGGTTCTTGAACTGCCCCAAATCCATATCATCGTTTTTCTTGCTTTCGTCCGGTTTCTGCTTGTCTTTGTCGGGTTGATCCTGGCTAATCATCTGCTTTAGCTGTTCCGGGTCCGCACCGGGGATTCCCTCTAATTTGTCTGTCATTTCTTTTTCTCCTATTTCATGTGGATTGTAATCGACAAACGCGCTTCCAACTCTTCTCCGCCCTGCTCGATTATCGTAGTCTCAAGCCTATGACGATACGATTTTAAAATATCCCTTATTTGAAGCAGCGTGTTTGCAAATTCTTTATCCGTTATAAATTTCGCGTTGGAATTGGGGTGAGCCTGGTGCATGTGTGCCCCCAGGTTTTTCACCTCTTTCCCGCATATCTCGCATTTAACTGGTAGAGACATTCGCCCCGCCTTTATCGTTTCCCTGCTCGGTTCGCGGGTGTGTCGGGTTGGCACCGATAGAACTCTCCGGCCCTGCAATCACACCCTGCACGGTCCCCCCGCCCTTATTCTTGTCCCAGGGTTTCGTTTTCGGCATACTCGTCTTTTTCGACTTTCGGTAAACTTTCGGTTTCATTTGGTTTTCTCCTTGTCCAATAATTCTTTAGCGGATTTTATCATCTGGTGTATGTACTGCATAAGCAGCATATACCCTTTAGCGACTCCCTTTTGGTCGGGGTCCGCTTTTCCGAACACTAACCCCGGAATGTCCATACGCTTCATCATGTACGCTTCGACAAACGCCCATCCTTTTTGTTTTACCAATCGTTCAAGCTCCTGACCCATTTCAATGATTTCGCCTTCCGTAATGCTTCCGGTTTCAAGACTTGCCGCAATATGCTTGCGGATTTCCGTCTTATCGGCGTTCATCAGAATTTGACGCTTAATCTCTGCGCTTGACAGCATAATGGCCCTCTTAATATTTGATTTGTTGTTTTTTCCGGATTTTACTATCCGCCGAACCCTTCTTTTTCTTGCCTGACCCGTACCGCCTTGCCAGGTACGCCTCGTATGCTCTTTCAGCCGCCGCCTTTGTCGTGTACATGGCCTTGCCCTTGCCTATCGCCCACTTAGTTCCGACTTTCTTAACCGGCATTTTTACTCCTCCCCATACGGAATTTGGCCCATTTGCGCCATTTCGGACTGTTGCATCATTTGCATTTGCTGCATTTGTTGCTGTTGCTTCCTGAGCTGTTCTTCCTGTTCGCTCAAGTCAACCACGATCCGCTCACGGTTTTTAATATCCGTGCTTTCCAGTGCCGTATTCAACGCTTCATACCAGTCAACGGTAAACGGTGTAATGTTGTTCGCGGCCAATTCCGGGGGTATCGTTTGAAGCAGTTGAATCGCATTGGCAATCTGCTGCTGCCGCAATTCCTTGATGTTGGTTATGGAACTGCCGACCGGCTTAATATAGAAAAATTTGCGAATGTCTTCCTCGGTCAACCGAAAAAACCCGGCATCCTGTTCACCGATAATCGCTTCGTAAAGTTCAGGGTTCATAAACCGGCGTGTTAAAAGGATAATCCGGGTTGCAATATTTTGAAGGGTCGTAAACTCCGCCATCTTTACCGCCAAATCCAAGCGGTTTAAACTGGCCTGTTGGAGCTTCATCACGGTGGTCGGTTGCTCTGAGTGTTGCGGTGTCATGCCCCTGGCATACCCGAACAAGCTCAACGCGTTTTCCATGTCATGCTCCCGCATGGCCTCTTCCTGGTAAGACGATTGGGTTACATCCTGCATGTCCAACGGTTCGACATCGGTCAGGTTTTCCAAAGGCCATAACGCACCGGCGTAATACTTAAGCAAATCCCAGTTCACGTCCGCCCCGCTTCTCACCTTCAACACCTTCTGAATTACAAGGTCGATATTGTCACGCCGGGCGGAACGAATCAGGTTTTTATCTTCCTGAAGGGCTTCAAGCACCTCAGGGATTCCCATTGCAAACCATTCCATCGGCAAGTTCATGTATTTGTACATGACAATCGGCTGGTCATAGGGGTATGGCTTGGGGGACGGTCTGGCAACCACCAAATCATCGGCATCTTTAGAATATTGAAATATGTTGCTTTGACGTAAAATGCGCTTTCTATCGCCAATCGTAATCACATGCCCGCCGGAAAAATAGTGAATGACTTCGACGTTCATAGAGTCCTGCACATAGCTTGTCATCCCGACTTCCTGCAACAGCTGCTCATGCCAGTTTCTTTCGGCATCGGACCCCGTGGACTCAGGACTTTTCAGCCAATGGACGTTCTTGTAAATGTTTTTGTTCTGCAAATCAAAAAGCTCGGACAAGCTCACAAACTCCCGAACGAACACCCCCCGCGCCTTACTGATCCTTCGCGCCCCGGCAATCGGCAAAACGTCCCAATAATCAATCGCCTTTATCAAAGGACGGAGGTATTCGCCGTTCACGAACTTGGGATACACCCCGACATAGCTGTTTCCGAAAATATGCCCGCCCTTAAAGAAATCCACCATCTCTTCGAAAAATTCAGTGTCCTCATGCGCTATCTGATAATCCAGGCACCGTTCCATTTGTCGCCCGATACGAAGCGGGTCTATGCCTTCCATTTTCATCCGGTCCATCGAGGTTTCACGCGGGATAATGCTGTAAAACGGACTTGTCGCAAACAGCGTTTGAATCATCAGAGCCGTAGTGTCTTCGACAAACGCCAGAATATCCCTCGACCGCACCCGGTTGACATACGGCCACGAATCGTCATCCACGGCACTGCCGAAGCGGTACAAACGATAATGTCGCTTCGCCCTGTCAAAGTACGGCCTGCAATAGTCCTCAGAGACTTGCAGCTTTTCAAGCAACCATTTCAGTTTTCTTAACTCTTCTTGTGTCGGTTCAGGCATTTATTTTATTAACCCTTCTTTTGGTTCAGATGTTACAAGTGGGGATACCCGCTCTTCTACCGTTAAAGAATTTCTGTCAACCGCATAAATATTATCAATAGGGCAATCTTGCCTCGGCAAAATATCATAACCAAGCTGATAGCTTTCTAAAAGTTTTACCGCATCAGGGTGGCAAACAATGACAAGTTCTTCACCTAAATACTCAGCCGTTTGCTTAATCATTTTTGCTAACGCTTTTTCCAACATTTAAAACATCCTCCGTGATTTCATGGTTTTTTCTCTACGCTTCTCCAATATGCTTACCAATTTCACTTCATCTTCCGGGCTTGAATACTTGGGCTGTTCCAAAGCCATGTAACGCACAATATCACTGAAATCCTTAAAATCTTCCGCAGGCTTGTCGTGCCCCTCTTTGTACTGATAATTGAACACATGATGAATCGGCCCGCCCGTTCCCCGGCAACCGTCCCGCGCAAACATAATACCGGGCTTGGTCGTGCCGGTAAGCGTAGAATGATGCGGTTTAAAGTATTCCCTGACAATCTTATGCCCCAACTCGACATCCCCCGGCTTGGATTGCGAAAGTCGGATATAACCGATTCCCCGCCCACGCAACTCGTCTTCCCAACTCTTTCCTTCCATTTCAGTTCGGGAACCGTACTTCGCATCCATTACAATAAACTTCGGCTTGCTGTACCCATATTGCTCTCGCTTCATCTATATTTTTCGAACAATGCTGTCGAGGTCGTCACTCTTGAATAACAGAAAATCGTAAACATAAATCCGGTGCCTCGGCTTATTGAATATCTCAATCTCTTCCGGGCTGATCGCGGCAAACAAATAGCATGTCGGCCTGGCATCGTGAGGGTCAATTCCCTCTATCTTGGTCCAGTTTTTCGGGATAGGGAAGTCTTCGAAGGTATGTGTTTCTCGGTCCAAGCCTTTATAGACAAGGCCCGACAAGTGCTTCCATAACCCTTTTTCCCGCGCTTCCCGCTCTTCCGGGTCCAGGGTTTTAAGATATTCATCAATCCCGGCTTTCGTGATAAAACCCATCGCACGATTGCACTGAGGGCACCGCTTAACCGGGCGGCGTAATATCTGCGTATCGGGGTCAATTTCTCGATTTTCGGGAATGTCTAACCGGCACTTAAAGCACCAGTCTATACAGTTTTCCCAAATTTCCCCGCGAATAACGGCAATTTCAGGGTCTTCTCCCCCGAAATTAAAGGCTTTAAGGCTGTATTCGTCATAAATATAAGCCTCTTTAAGAGGCGTCATGGTAAACCAACTGGGAGCGTTCGTGACAATCTTGCCCCGTTCCGCCGCCTGAAGGATGCGTTTGGGAGGCGGTTCGTCCCAATGATACCAGTTGGCGTCAATCCCCTCAAAAGTGTCCGCATCCTGGTCGTAGGACCTCAGATGTATCTCGGATTGGCATTTATTGCCCTCGGGGTCCGTCTCAAACGAAATCCGATGCACCTGACCACTGGGGTTTTTCTTGGTACGATACACGCATGTTTGCGGGATTAACTCTTTGAACGTCGGCCAAATCTTTTCCGGCACCGAGTGCATCATGGTTTCACACCCAACAATCCCTCGATTTGGTATTCTTATCTCAACAAGATAGTCTGGGTCGGTGTCTTCCAGCCAATATCGCTTGCCGAACGCATGCGCAAGGTCTTCTGCAATTCCTCCATGCGTTTTTCCGGCTTTGTTGCCCGATTCCCATAGTCTACGCCTAGGAGTCTGCCCGTCTTTGTTCTTCGCACGAATAAAACGCTCCTGAGCTTCGTTCATTTCCAGAAAATATAGCGGAAAATCCTGAATTAACCGCCTTTCAACCTCTTTTTCACTCAGTGAGCTGTCCACTTCGCTTCCGTTTCAATGCTTTTATCGCACCTACCAACACACTGACATTCTGGGTGCTCTCTCCACGTTCCAAACGCTCTTTGTCATAAAAAATAGCCGCGCCGGTATCCAATACCTTCAACGCAGCCAGTTTTTCCGTCAATTTGGCGGCACTTATCTCTTCCGGGGTCATCGTTTCAAGAATCCGGTCGGCCAAATCCTGATACTTCATCTGCTTACTGACGAAAATATCCGCCCGATTCACCTTGTAAAAGTCGATAGCCCCCTTAAACTTCTCAACATTCCGCTTAACGGCCTCAAGCTCTTTGTCCGACATGACGGGTTCCATACCCCCCTGGTTCCCCGTCATCCTCACAGTCGCCCATTCCTTGATTTTCTTTACATCATACTCGAACCGCTTGCGCCCGGAGATCGCGATCTTCTTTCGCGGCATCCCCTTTCTTACCCAGCCTCGAAGCGTCTCAGGATGCACCTTTAACACCAGAGCAACATCCTTTAATGTGTAAACAATCGTCCCGTTATCACTCACAATCTACCTTATTTCTGTATAAAAACACCATCTTGGCGTTATCCCCGCTCATCGCAACATACATCCCACGCTCCATGTCAATCGCAGAATCCCCGCCAAGCGTAAAACCGTTCATCCCCTTCGCACTCGCATCATGCTCATGCTCTAACAACACCTCCCGCGACGCATTCACCCGTACATCATCGTACACCGTATACTGAGGATCATTCGTCCTGTCATTCCCCCCAAAACACCCCCCCCAATAACACGGCAAACTCGTTACAACCCCGCTCGCTATCATTCTCTTATGCTTGAATATCATTTGAAAAACTCCAATATCTCAGGAAACCAAATGCAAACGGTCATCGTTATCACCACAGTAATTATCAACAGCCAGGTAACTACCACAATCCCCTTAAGATTCTCGGCATAATCCTTCTCAATATCAAAATCATGCTTGACTACCTCAAGCTCCCTCACCGCTTGATTTAACTTCAAATCCTGCTCATACTCCTCCCGCGCATCTATCGCCTTCGCCGCCCTCAACGCAGCACGCCCCAACTGATAACCCTCAAATTCGTCCCGCCGCCTATACACATCCACCATCCCCGCCTTAATATGCGACGGCTTAATGTCCCGGTTCCGCTTCTTTAACACACTGAACGGAAACCCCCGCGCTTCAAAATATTCGAATACCTCATCCTTCATGAGATACCCCCTTACTGCACCAATCACCCGCTTCACGCTCTATTAAATTCGGCAAATAATGACACCGCCCCTTCACCCGCTGCGGACTCTCCTGGCTCGAATGCTCCACCCAATAACGACAGTCCGCACAAAATACCTTCTCAAATATCGTAATGTTCGGCACAAGACGCTTTATCTCTTCCTGCACCCGCGATTCAATCATGTCGTCAATGTCTACCGTTCTTTTCTTTACCATATCATAACTCGCTTAAAGGGATTTCTTTCATAAAGTGTTTAAACAACAACCTCTTTCATTACTTTAGTCGGTGTTTTTAACTTCTTCTCTCTATTCCGATAGGTATTTTGTATTTCGTATAACCACGCCTCAGCAGAAGTAAAATCAGTAAAAGTAGCACTTTTCATCCAACCAAAATCATCAAACTCTATAAATTTATTAATTGTAGTCCAAAAAAACCAACCCTTGCGTTGTACTAAATATTCACCATTTTTAAATAATATCCGTAACTTCATAGATTGTCCTCCATAAAGGGTCTATTTTTAAATTTTTAACCTTCTTGGAAGGGTGATCTTAATATTCCCGGCCATCCCAAATCGGCTCTACATTACCACAATCACGATGATACCGGACATGATCTCTCTGGTTCGCAAATACCCGCAAATTCCACCATTCGTTGTTG